AGTCTATAAACCGTTCTCATACGGCTATAGGCAGATGGCCCTGGTAACGGTGTATAATAGTAAAAGAACAGCTGCGGTTTTAATGGTGCCACCCTGAATTAAGGTGGTCTTTCGCAGACCATAATAAGATGAGTTGTTTCTTGCTACAAACAGTTACTGGCGACAAAGTCGTTCTCACTGTGACTCAATACAACAACATCTATCAACGACCAGTTATATACATAGCTTGCGGCCCAGATGTATCCCGGTCGCACAACAACTGTAATAAAACGTGGTTTGTTTCTTGTCCCAACTGCATAGACTGTAACGCAGTTTCAAACTCATGTTGACAAGCATTTGTCCAACCGTAATGTTGATCAAGAGTAATCCAAGTGTCGGGTATTTCTTTCACTGGATCATATCTCATTTTCCATTCCTCAGTTGCGACCTTGTGCGGGACTATGCCATCGGTTAAATCCAATAACCTCTGTAAATAAGCACGCAATGGTGGAACGTGACTACACGCATTCCACAATCCCAAAGCGGTGCCACGCACAATGCTTGATGGTTCAACCCCATGCGGTGGGTTAACATAATACCCCAACTTAGCAATAACTTTACCAGGTTTCGGTGCAAACACCAACCCCTTGTCTGTCCGGTACAACAGATTACTGCAAAATTGCGCATCCAAAATGTCCTGTCGAAACATGGCCTCACTCGTAAAACCAAACTCCAACATTCGTTGAACCCAATCAATTGCCATAGTTTCAATATATCGCATCAAATTGTCGTCACCCTGTACCAACATGCGCAAAGAATCACGCGCTTGTTGAACAGTCTTTCCTGTGGCACGACAATAGATGTAAACATGCATAAACCCATTAAGCAATGAATTACCGACTGATGTGTAAGGATCACCGGATTTTCTCATACCTTGACGACGGTACTTTATCCCTTTACTAGTGACCCCATGTGTATCTATGTTGGCTTTGATAAGATCATAAACAGCCCGTGGACGTCCAAATTTACGGAACAGCCACAATTCCAATTGCAACCATGGTCGATTAACAGATGCATCAAATGCACCTATATCATCTTCCAAAACCGTCCACCCTTCTATGTCCACAAGACTGGCAGCCGCCAAACTACTAACTCCACTGGTGAAACATATGAAGTTCTTAGAACCCCACTGTTTCTTAACGACGCTTTGAAACGCCATCATCCACGGTCCGACCAAGCAAATAAACTCAGGGGCTGCACCCTGAATTAGCCGACTCGCTTTGTGCTTTCTACCAGCAGGTGTTCGATACACATTGTTTTCCACCTTAACAAATGCTTTCCTACGTGTCCAATCATACAGCTCTGTTGGAGATAAAACTGTATTCTCATCTATGCCTTGTTCCTGCAAACTGGCCATAGTTCGTCGTAATATTGTCTTGACACTGGAACTTGCATTGCTATTTTTGATATACTCATCAAAACTTACACTGGTGACCCGGAATAACTTGGGAAACAAATTTCTGACGTTTGCCTTAACCCAAGCCACGCATCCGTTAGTGGCCACCAAATCCAATTCAGGCGTGGCTGCAACAATGCGAGAATTTGTCGCAGCCAG